TCATTGCAAATGTTAGCGGGATGTGCTTCTGATGGCTTACAAATATGGTAAGACATTCAAGAAGGATGGAAAAATGGTTCGATACCGTTATACTGACGGTAAAAAATCGACCAAGAAACTTGTTGCTGTCAACAAGAAAAAGAAAAACACACGCCGGAAGAAGTGATTAGCGTGTGTCCAAAATGTTCTTCGAACAAAATTGATTCAGTGCTCATAGATGACACTGATCCAAAGCAACCAATTATTCATTGTAGTTGCCAATCATGTGGAATGGAGTGGGTGGAATGATTATTTCACCGTTTACCAGTCCATTAGCACAACGGTCATATGACCGTGCACGTGCTGATCCTTCGGAACTTGAAGGTCGAGCCGGTGGTATTCATTTTGGAATACAAATGGGAAATCTATTGGCTCATGTAAGCATGCCATTGATTTTAACACGGATGTCTAATCCTCATATTATGAGTTATGCATACGGAGGACTTGACGCCGCTAAATTTGGAACCGCTGCTGCAGTTCGCAGTCGAAAAGAGTTCCAGATAGCAAGTAGTAGGGCTTTCAGAATGGGCGAAACCGTAGGTACATTCGCCACAAAAGGTACAAGATTTGCCGGAAAAGGCGCAAGACTTGGCGGTAAATTTGCAGTCAAAGCCGTTCCCGGTCTTGGCTGGGGAATGCTAGCATACGATGTGTATGATCTAGCAGCAAACCGAAGATTATTCGGGATACAGTTATAGGCCATTGTATACACCCTGCATACATGGCGAAGTTATATTGGCGAGTAAAGCGAGACGGAAAATGGACTTGGGCACCTGCCGAAGTCACATATTATAATAAAGACGACACGTATGTAGAAGTCCAGCGATACGTGGAGGAAGAAGAATGATACTTATGTATTGTAGAATTTGCAATGAAGACGTTATTACGTTAGATTGCATGAAAAACACAGAGATATGCGGAGCGTGTTATATCGATGGAAAACACGAAGTGTAACACATGCAGCTCTTTGCTGGAAATCTATGGATCATGTGAAAGTGTAGCCCCATGGCTATGCGAGTGCGAAGAGATATCTGCAGCACAATCTTCTCTACAACAGACTAAGTTGTACATAGAGAAGCCAAAACAGACGATTCGGATTCTTGTTCCGAAGATGTCAGAACGCGAACGGCGCTTTGCGAAAGCAGCGATGAGAGTCGTAAAACCGCACAACCGACAGGAACGATTTTAAATCGTCACCTTCGGTGGAAGGGCGAAGAAGAATCAAATCCGTGTGCATGCATACTGGTGCAGATGCTTCGGAGGGAGGTCGATGACCATATTGACCGCTGGCGCTACGGGGGAATATATTATTAATTGTCAATCTTTGGAACCTTCATGGCCAAAATTGAACCAGCAGTTAAGAGTTTGAGATTTACACTAAATCCAACGATCGGTCAATATCAATATATTGACTTGATGCAATGTGCATCTATCGTGAATCGACGGGCTTACCGTCAAGGAATGAACGTGGCTGTTGGCGGATTCACTGTTATTGGCAGTGGAACCGGTGCCGGATATGTTACCATTAATCGACTACCCGAAACTTGGGTATTGTCGAATGCATGGGAGAAGGCATTTCGTCACTGGCGCAAACAACAAGATGAGGCTTTAGAAGGACAGGAATCTGTCCGTGGCCGATATAATGATTTCAAAGTTTATTTTGACCAAGGGCATTATGATGCAAGGAGTCGACCAACTGGGGAGAACTTGTTACCCCTTGGAACAGCAGGTGTAGCTTATGCAACTGCTCCGGACTGGGACTACAGTAGAATCGTAGTTCCAAATAGTCCTACTTCTGGAACAAATTGGGAGCCATATCTGCAAATGATTGGCGGTCAACCAATTGATACAAATCCGGCGTCTCTCGGATTGATTAAGGCTTACGCTAATTCTCGTAGCGTGCCCCAAACCCCTGATCCAGACGTTCCAAATGACGTCGCAGATGATAACAACGTGTTTAGACGTATGTTTGATTTGGGTGATAATAATTTAGATGTTCTTGATTTGGCTATCTATGCCAATCGACAACTTCCATACAATCAGGATATTTATCCAGGCGAAACCGGCGATCAAGCCGAGTTCGTTAGCAGTATTCGCATTGCTAATACACAATCACAAACACAAGTAGCCGGCGGCGCATTCCCTTGTGGTTTGATTCAAATTGATACTGCAGCTCTTGAAGGAGCAGTTCAACTCATCGTGCATCTGGTCCCCGGACCAGCACGTGGATATTTGGCTGAATCAATGTTGGAGATGTGAAGTTTATGACACATCCAGAGATTGAAACTGTTCAGGCAACAACAGCAGCCGCACGTATTTTGTGCGCTGTTAAAGAAAACCGAATTGAATTAATCGGTGTTATGATATTAGCCCATCTTCTGGGCTTGAGCGATAAACTCATTGCAAATGTTAGCGGGATGTGCTTCTGATGGCTTACAAATATGGTAAGACATTCAAGAAGGATGGAAAAATGGTTCGATACCGTTATACTGACGGTAAAAAATCGACCAAGAAACTTGTTGCT